GATACTCCAGTGAAGTTGCACACCCACTGATATATCCTGATTCATATTGTTCACATGCTTTCTCGTAGTTATTTCTATATCCCCAAACTTCGATGCCTGCCCTCATCATACGGCGAGACATACCCTCGCCCATACGACCCAATCCAATCATTCCAACTTTCATTTAAATCCTCCTTTCGACTTTGATTTTTTCTTATTCTTTTTGATGTCTAAAACTTTTACAGTACACCCACTGAAATTACGAACTGCTTCAAACCAATAAGATCTCAAATGTTCGTAATCATCAAATAACAATTCTTTTTCTCCATTATATGACAGAACGTATTGATGTCTATCATATGGTTCATCCGAAGTTTGTAGAAAGTACCTTGGATCTGTCGGGTCAATAGTAGGTGTCATGCGTTGGTTTCCTTGAATTGCATTATACAATAATTTTTTATACTCGTCAACTTTTACATAATGTTTTCTTTTCTGGTTTTCCAAAGTTCTAAGAAGTAACGATCTACTTGATACAAACTTGCTCTGGGTGGATCTTCATCAACATTTTGAGACCATTGATTACATAATTCTTTCATTTCTGGAGTGATACCAGATGGTTTAAACATTCTGCCAAATGATGACATTGCAAATGCAAACCTCATTCTAATGCGCTGTTCCATGATTACTAATAAGGTTCTACTTCTGGATGTTCAAAGTCTGGTATGATATTAGGAAAATAATTAAAGTTTATTACCGACCTATACTTTGAATTTGTATGTGTAGTTCCGCAATGTTCTGTATCTCCATCAAATATTACTAATCTATTTGCAACTGTTTCAACTATTTCTCCATGTTCAAACTTAGTATAACCATCATTAGTATTCAAATAGAACAGAGCAGTTTTCCAGTTTTCTACATAATTAATATCTTTATGCATATATGTTTCTATTATCTGCGGTGTAGCCATTGTTATATTCGCCTTTATTCTTAAAAAGGCAGAAGGATTTAAGTATTCTACAATTGGTTTTATAATATACCAATGATTAGTGGATATTTGAAAGTCTCTAAAAAAATGATGAACGAATTGGCAGTTATGAACACAATGATCGCCACCTTCATTAAAAGGATCCCTGGTCTTGGTCCAACTCCAATACCAGGGAAAGGCATTACTCATCATAGTGTCATGTAATGTATTAAAATCTTCTTCATTAAGAAGATTGTCAATTATCTGCATACTTACTGTCCAACTGACATTTGTATTCCTTAGATGTCATTTTGTATCGAGTCAAATATTTCTCGACATGTTCTTGACATTGAAACCAACAAGTCTTACCTTCCCGTTGATCTTCAAGTCGCCATGGAAAGGTAGGTACATGGGGAAAGAGTGCATCATCCTTAGACTTAGTAAAGACAAATTTGAAGTCTCCTTTCTTGGTCTTACGAGGTTTCTTGGTAGTCGAAGTCTTCTTATTCAGAGTCTTGACGTTTTTTTCGAAAGCCTTTTGAGTCCTTACCATCAGTTGACAAACTTGTTTTCACGTAACCATTCTAACGTCATCGGGGTAGGTTTGTAAACCTCCCACATAGAACCAGCAGCACAGGCATTTAGTGCATCCGCAGTCATTGCCTCAGTCTTACCTGCCCAAGATGCTTCTGCTTCCCAAGGCCATGCAGACTCTGGATAAGTTGCTTCTACCATCTCACGCCAGATAGGAGGAACACTATCCTCAGGCATGATGATAGCAATCAAACTATTATCAATAGTCCCTGCCATACAATCTTGTGCGGCGTGCCATCCTTCATGACGCATCACACTCATCAGAATATGTGGACGACCCATAAATCTTTCGTTCAAAAAGAAGTTATTAGAGACAGTGTGATAGACACCACGATGTCCTACTGGAAAATACTTCTCTGGTGCTAGAAACACCTTAACTCCGATTGTGTTAAGGGAAGAAAGCATTGAGTTGAACTCAGAAGTAATAGGATAAAAGGAATCAGTATTAGGATACTGACTAGAAACATCCAAAAGGTTATTGATTTCTTTGACTCCATCGGTACATTCTCCCAGTAGCATACACCCCATTGCATCCATACTGTAGTAACCTTGTGTTAGTTCTTCTTCAGCTTGAACTGGAGTCGTCCCTAATAGGCAAGTACCAATCAGGATTGAGCTCAAGACATTTTTCAAGTTTGTAAATCTGTTCACGTTTGGTCTCCTTCAAATAATTCTGAAAATGGTGTTCAATGTTGTTTGTATTTTGATTGCCTTGACTTACCCAGTCATGACAAAATTCGTAAACTGATCGACAATGTTCTTCTAAATGATGACTAAGAGCGCGAAAGACCATTGCTCTCATTTGCATACGGTCATCAGCGTATCTCCAATCTTTTGGAAACTCAGACATAGTAAAGATTCATCCTTCGTTAGTATATATCGCAATGACTAATCACTTTCTGTCTCACAAACTCCGAATTTAAGTTTGTTGATTTCTGCCAACAAAATCATGTGTTCATTCTCTAAAGATTCCATTCTCCATTGAAGTTTCTCTACTAACTCATAGATACTTTTACATTCAGAGATATTTTGTTCTCCTCTGTCGGAGTCGTCATAAAACCACTCCAACATCTTTTGCACTTTTTTCTTCATAAAAAAAGGGGAACCTTTAAGTCCCCCAAGTATACTAGATTTAGTTAAGGGTGTCAACAGCATCAAGTGCTTTCTGACGAAGATCCTCAGGAAGAGGAACGTAACCGAGACCATCAGACATTGCTTGTGCTTTCTCACTCAACATATAACGAAGAGTCTCCTTCACACCAGTCTTGGATTCAGGATACGCTAGGATCCAAGTAAGGGAGACAATAGGGTATGCATTGTCACCAGCAGGATTAGCATCAGCACCACGAAGTTGGTCGTCAAGGACGATTCTTGACAGACCTGCTGCAGATGTTTCAGCATTTGCTGTGACATAGTTACCTGCTTTGTTTTGCAGGGATACTTGTTGGAAACTATTACTGTTGACAACAAAACCATAGTTCAGGTAACCAATAGCACCTTCAAGTTGTTTGATACCAGCAGCAACGCCACTGTTACCTTTACCGCCAATACCAGCAGGCCATGCTACTGCTTTACCAGTGCCGACATTCTTCTTCCACTCAGGAGAGAATGCAGACAGGGAGTTAGTGAAACCTTTTGTGGTGCCACTACCATCAGAACGCCATACAGGAACAATAGTTTTACTATCACATCCAAAGGTAGACCAGTTAGTAATCTTACCAAGATATACATCAGCAAGTTGTGTCTGTGTCATCTTGACTTCACAACCAGGATAGTTATATGCAGGAACAATAGCACCACCAGTCATAGGAATGTGGACCATTGGAATCTTCTGATTCTCATCACTTACAGCACCATCACTGGCACCAAAGTCAACTGTGTTAGCAATATACTGACGGACACCAGCACCACTACCAACTGCTTGATAGTTTACTTGATTACCAGTCTCTTGATTATATCTTTGAAACCATGAAGTATAAAGAGGAGCAGGGAATGTAGCACCTGCTGCATCAAGTCTGAATGTAGTATTATCCGATCCACTACCACAGGCAACCATCAGAGGAGTGACAGCAGCGATTGATGCGATTGCTTTGAGTTTCATTTTAGTAAAAAAACTTCTTTATATAGAGACAATTAATACAATTTTAACCATTAAAAAGGGACCCTCGTCAGGGTCCCCGAACATCTAGATGTTTATTTTATATGAACGATCAGAAGTTGTACTTGACGCCCAACTTAGCTCCGTAACCACGGTCAAGATCTTCGTCGCCTGAACCAACGAAGGATACTTCACCATATGCACCGAGTGCTTCAGTCAGTCCGAGACCCAGACCTGCCTTACCAGAAGGAACGGTATCGCTTTCGCCACCGTCAGGGGAGACTACACTAGCGCCGCCTTGGACGTAGTATGATGCGCTCTCACCAATAGCACCTTCGTACCCTACGTGAAGGTCTGTCGTCGTTGAATCATAATCAGATCCAGTCCAACCAGCATTAGCTTCTACATTGACGTAGGGACCTGCAAGGGCAGCGCCGGCGGATGCGAACAGAGCAGCGGAGGCTGCGAATACAGATTTAAACATTTTTGTTACCTTTATTTACTTGCGGAATGGATACCCGCAGATGGATAGGGACTCGACTGTCCCGTTTAAGTATTACCTTTTGTTACTTTAATTGTCTGAAAGACAAAAGGTTAAGTATTTATACTACTAAAAATTGAATAGTATGTCAAGTAGTGTGGGTAACACCACTTTGTGTGAGTAGCCCTACATTTGTTGGGTGGGGTCACTTACTTATAATATCCGAGAGTACCTACTTTGTCAAGCGTGTAGGGGAATCTAAATTACGATCTATTACCCCACTGTATTCCTGGATATGCATCCGATACATTTTTCTTACTAATTTTATATTTCGACTGTATACTGTGGTCCTTCGTGAGCAAGAGAAGTTCTGCCTCTAGGGGATGTAGACCTTCTAGAATATTGATAAACATAGTCTCCCTCTTCATAGAAGAGAGTCCGTCGTTACCACCTTTAATAAAGTTGTAAAAATATTTGTATTCTTTTCTAATAGAAGTCTGTCCTTGATCCTGAGAACCAAGGGATTGAGAACCCAGTTCACTCATCATATTCACTGCAGTTTCAATCCTCTCTCCTAGTGTTCCAGAATAAGAAGTTTGTTCTTTAGTGCTAGCAAATGGTGCAACACCTTCAGGAAGTAGGGAGATTACACTCTCATCAAAGTTCCAAATCAATAAAGTCTGCAAAGAAGGATCGTTATATTCCCTTAGTACCTGAGCCTTCTTTGCGTTTGTTTTTTGTTTTGATGCAAGATTTAGAACTTCAAAAGCGAATGGATTCGCAGGAAGTCTCTCAATAGTATCAGAGACTTTAATCGAAGTAGCCATAATTTAAATCAATTTCTTTTATTTAGTTATCGAATCGTGGGTACATCTGACCAGTGTGTGGTCTTGTGGGTTCAACAGCAGAGACAATCGTCATATTTTTACTTAACCAAAAATCGGTATACCTTTCTCCGTTTTGGAAGTCTTCATATGTAGGATAAATTGTATAACCAATGTCTGTTGGAACTGGAATTGCAGATCCAAATTCTGCATTCTCCACAGATCCATCAACTGCCGTTTGTAACCCAGGAAAAACGTAATCAGCCATCAGACTACCCTCCCACAGAATAGAACTCCAGTAGTTCTGGAACTTTCATTCGTATCATAAGATCCGTCAATAACTTCCCAGACTTCACTACCACTAATGGTTACTCTATCACCTCTTTGAATATTTGCATATATTTGATTGTACTCAAACTGAATAATTCCAAAATCATCTGGTAGATAATAAGGACAAGGCATCAGTTTACTATTTAAAGGCAAATTCTTAATAATATTATTAGTAGCTACGGAAGGATCAATTTCATCATAAACATTACCATCATTATCTCTCATTAGGTCATCGTGACGAAGTAATCCAGATTCGGGTCTAAAGTACATTCTCACATCTGCAGTATCATTATGCGTACCCTTCACAACAATCGTAGGTTTATATCTATCATACGGTCTTTCCGTACTATCATTATAACTACAGTATCCACGCATTGCAGATCTCTTACCTTTATTGCTTGGATATAAGTAACAATAAAAGTCAAGATATGCCTGCTGGTTGGTACTAGTATCATATGAACTATTTCTACCTATCGTGGTGGCCCCACCTAAGAAGACTTTATCCAAATCAAAGACATTGGTTTCAAAATTATGCCAGAACCAAGTTGTCGTTGTATTACCACTTATAGTTGATGCAGAAACTGTAGGATAATCAAATCCAAATACTACAAAGTTTGGATCAATACCAGATTTCCATACTCTCAAGTTAAGTTCAAAACTTGTGTAATTGGTATTGAGAGTACAAAGTGTTTTGTTACTATTCTGATATGTCCATCCATTACCATTTCCTAAGGCCCCATAAGTGTAAGTACTTGCGTTCTGGTTAATGTCATAACTTCCATGAATCATATCAAGTTTTTCGGATCCGGCTGATCGGTACGGTAATCCTTTATGTCCTTTATAGTCTATAGAACTACTTGGATCACCATTAGATACCCAGTTGGGAAAAGCTGCATGATTATCTGTCGGATGATACCCACTACACTGACTGTTGAGTAAATTATACGAACTATTAAACGCTAGGAAGTGATACGTAGTTCCATACTTTTTGTTTGGATTAATATCTTGTTTCCAAACTGCAGTCCCATAGTTATAAGTACTGAAGTTCAAGAACTCTGTGGTAGATCCATAACTTACACTAGTGATTCCAGCAGAGTCTCTTTGTAAGACATTAACTACAATTTGTTCTTCTACATTTTCATGAGAATAATAGTTTCTAGTTAACCAATAAGTTCCACGTTCTCCCCACTTTGGTGTCCAACTTCTAGTTTGAGTATTTTCAACACCATTAATACCAAAAGAGGCTACTTTATCTCTAAAGTCGGGCTGCTGAGCTACGTACTTATTTGTTAAGTGGTAATCCTCATAACTAGAAGTTTCACTACCAGTAGAATTTTTAAATATTAAAGTGTCACCTTCATAAATTGTATAGGCTAATCCAGAACTAATCCCCTGATATCCGTTAATATCATAACCTTCACTAACGTGATTATTGCCACCAGCATCTGTTGCAGTTACAGCATAAGAAGCACCAGCAGGTATTGTAGCATCTACAATTAATTGGACAGTAATATCAGATGCGCCATTAGCTGCACCACCAATATCTTCTGCGGAAATAGTAACTACTTCTCCGCCAGTGTATCCATAACCAGGTCTGTTTACAAGAATACCATCTATTGCTCCGCTGAGGTCACTCTCCCTTTCAATCCAAAGACTTACACCAGTTCCAATACCACTGGTGGTTATGGGTGATACATCTTTATAAAAACTATCCGATCCTGCATTAACCGCGCCACCGCCACTAAAAGTTGCAACCCCAATAGCGAGTCCACTCACTGGCGCTCCATGTTGTTGCGCCCAACTTAACCCAATACCAATAGCAAATAAGGCATCTTCTGTAGTCCAACTTCCAGCGTTCCCAGTGTTTATTCCAACAATGTAAGTGCTTATTGCCATAAGTTAAATTGAGCTCTTCTCTTATTTATTGATATAGTCATCCATCATGCTTCTAGTTGAAGAATAGTCAGATCTGCAGTTATTGGTTGAGTAGCACCAGAAAGGTTAGTAATAGATACGTAAATAGTGTCAGTTACAGGATCTTCCATATTTCCACCCATAGTGAATGGGGTAATCATCTGTTGAGTTGAGATTCCGGTAGTAACTACTTCTGCAATTATTCCACTTCCAGGATTAGGATCTTCCCCTACTCCTCTAGCCGTATCATTGGATCTCGATACACCATCGGTGTATATTCTTACCCATGCAGCCGTAGATACTCCCACCTTCATAAGAGAATATGTCTTAAATCCAGTTACTGTAGTAAATCCCGTAGCATTGTCTGTGATCGATGTAGTAGACGCAGAAACAGTGACTCTATTTTGAAGTGAGCCACCAGCCGCGGTTACAGTAACAACACCAGCGGACACTGGTGATACTGTCAATCCATCTCCGAAGTTGACAGTTCCAGCAGAACCAACAACAGAGTTACTATCCTTAATTTCAATACCAGTACCAGAAGCAATAACTCCGATCAAATTAGAACCATCAATCGCAGGTAGTGATCCTGTAAGTTGTGCTGCAGGAATGCTGGTTAGTCCTGCACCAGATCCCGAGAACGATGTTGCAGTTGCAACACCAGAAACATTTAACCGTTGAGTTTCAGTTGTTCCATATACAGTAACACCATATCCAGTGGTTTGAAATCTTAAGGAGTTATCGTACTTAATCTCAACTGAAGTGCTCTGTACAATAAGATTGGATTTGTTATAACCTACAAGATGTACAGAACCATTAGATGGACTAGTTAAATAAAGATTTCCATTAGTACTCGTAACATATGCGTGATTATTTGAAGATCCACCATGATATATCTGCAAATCATTACTGGCACCAAGATTTATTTTGCTGGCATCACCTAAGAAAATATCATTATTAAATGTAGAAATACCCGTTAATCCAGAACCATTACCCACAAAAGAATTAGCAGTAACAACTCCAGATACATTTAGTTGAGTTAATTGTAAATAGGGATCAACAGATATGGTTGAGAATCCAACACCAAAGTTTGCATTAATACCAGAACTAAAATCAAATGTTCCAGCAACACCTAGGTTGTTCTGATTATTCAGAACGTTAACACCAGTACCACTTGCAATAACGTTAATTAAGTTACTACCATCAATGGTGGGCAATACTCCAGTTAGTTGGTCCGCAGGAATATTTGTAAGTCCAGACGCAGATCCATGGAAAGATGTTGCAGTAAGACTACCACCAACTGTTACTTTCTCAGTAGAAAGAATTGTGGTGTCGATACCAACTCTTCTGTCAGACGCAGAATAGAATCTAATCTTACCTTCACCGTCCGAAAGTACAACATTATTTGAAGAACCAGATATACCCAAATCCTGGTTAGAACCGTCAAATCCACCAACGACAACGTTGTAAGATCCAGTGTTTATCTTCTCACCCGCTCTGACGCCAAGTCCAATGTTGTATGCACCACTAGAAACATTTTTAAGTGCAAATTCTCCTATACCGATATTTCTACCCGCACCACTTATCATTGACTGTAAAACTTGGTCGCCGAATGCAATATTTCTAATGACCGAATTATTGATTGGTAAATTACCAAATCTTAAGTTAGCAGAACCAGGAGCAAATATTGTTCCATTATTTGTAGTAACTCCGGTAACTTGCAGTTGACTTGCAGTTGCAATACCACCAGTCAAGTTATTTGCAGAATCAATAGATCCAGAGAACCCACCAGTTGCGGTAAGAATACCACTGACTAAGGCATCACCTCTTACGTCTAAAACTGCCAGTGGATTTGTGGTTCCGATACCCACACTCCTTTCTTTAAGTGCAAGAGTTGGTCCACTATTTCCATAGGAAATTCCACCCTCACTATTAACAAATACTATGTCACCTTTACGATTATTGATGACCAAACCATCACTGGTAAGTAATCCAGTATCATCAAAGTAAACGTTTCTATCATGAGCAAATGTAGTTTTTCTAGTATCGTCGTTGTCATCTCTTAATGTTAATGTATCAGTTATTGTAGATGATGTAGAAACTATAGATGCAGTATCCGCAGCACCAGCGTTAACAGTTATGGTAACAATACCCGCAGATGCTGGAGATACATCAACACCTGTACCAAAGTCAATAGTTCCTGCAGTTCCAACAACACTTCCAGAATCTTTGATTTCAATTCCTGTGCCAGAGGCAGTAACTCCGATTAGTCCTGATCCATCACCAACAAATTTAGTTGCAGTGACTACACCAGTAACATCAATACCACCAGTAGTTGTTTGTAACTTAAGATTGCCCTCATTATATAAGTATGAAACCCCACTCTTGAACCATGCGGCTCTCAAATTCGTATCATGATTTACAATCTCTACACCATCATCCCCCAATAGAACTATTTTTCCACCAGTTCTATCATTCCTTACAGTTAAATTGTTTGAACCATAAATTATAGATGAATTATTTGTGAGATTAAGTATTCCAGAAGTTGCAGCATTAACACCTATTTGGAATGTGCCATCGATCAGACCATTACCTTTAACTGTTAGAGTCTCGGTAATTGATGTTGTTCCAATGCCAACAGAAGATGTGGTACTAATTCCAGATTGATAACTAGTCCATTGTGTTTCGCCAAGAGCTCCACCAGAAATACTTACAGTAGATATTCCAGTAATTCTTCCATTAGAATCAACTGTTACTACAGGTACGGTAAGTGAATCTCCGAAAGTTCCTGCAGATGATCCCGTAAGATCTGTTAAATTTGCACCACTGATTGCAGGGAATGGTCCGGTAAGATTTGATGCAGCAAGAGATCCATCAAAAGATCCTGCAGTAATAATACCACTGGTGTTTACGTTAGCGTTTGATTCTAAAGTTCTTGCGATATCAGCATTAGTAGCTCTAGGTGCAACGACTTGTTGGGAATACGATAGGATTGAATATGCATTAGTATCAATACCGACAATCCAGTCTCCGTCGTATACACTAGAGATTCCTGATTTTGCGTAGGTTGCGATGCCAACATCAGTTCCACCTACAGAAACAATATAATAATCTCCCGTATTAATACCAGAGACTGCAAGTGTAGATCCAATGGAAATACCTCTTGACTGTCCTATAAGTGTAAGTGAAGTTACGACACCAGACAGTGCATCATAAAATCCTACAATATTCAGATTGGTGCCGAGTGCATTAACCGAAGCTTCTACATCTGCAAGTCCAACATCTGTAGCAATTCCTAATAGAGACGAACCATCAAGTGCAGGGAGAGCGCCAGTTAATTGTGCAGATGGTATGTTAGTTAATCCAATACCAGAACCATAGAAAGAGGTTGCTGTTACCACTCCAACAGTAAGATCTGGAGCTCCAGAAATATTAAAAGCAGTTGTTGCAAATGAAGCTGTGGAGGCAGTTCCAGTTAGATCTCCCGTGATACCATCACTAACTATTAAGTTTCCGGTGATATTAATATTACCAGATCCAGTTATATTATTACTATTGAGATCTAAATTACCACCAAGTTGTGGAGTAACATCTCCAATAATCTCAACTAAACCACCTGTTGATGTGACAATAAAATTGCCGGCAGGGAATTCAAATACAGAAATTCCCGCGCCGGCTTGAATGTTTGTTGCAAATCCTACTAGATCACCAGCAGTTTGAAATCCAACTAAAGATGCTTCAGTTGCATATCCTACAAGAGCACTTGTAGTGATATAACCAGCACCATTGCTTAGTTCATTATTATTAGTTGGGATTGTTGGTAGGTTGTTTAGATTATTATAATTTAAGTAAAATGAAGGAGATTGCCCATTTAAATTCTGTGCATTCGTTGCAATTCCAGCAGTTTGTGCAAATCCTGCAGTGGTTGCTGTTCCGATTGTTAGATCGGATAAACTACTACCATCACCAAAACTTTGATAAATCTCATCAAAGTTATTGTTAATCTTTTGTGCACCCTGTCTTAAGGAATCACCAGTTCCGTCATTAGGCGTTGATCCTACGTTAATTATCTGCTTCGCCATTCTGGTTTACAGGGACTACACAACACTATAATGTATTTAGTCCCCGTAAAATCAGAGTTTGAATCCAGCGAAGGTATCTTTTTTAACATCCTGTTTGATGCCACCAACAACATAAGATTCTACCTCTGTTTCTTGGGGTGCAACTTGAAGACCCTTAGAAGAAATCCAGTGTTCAGTCCAAGGAAGAGGATTGTTCTTTGCAGGAATATCATAGATGGGTTTCAAACCAATCGCCTTCATGCGACGATTTGCAATCCACTCAACATATTGTGCAAGGAGTTTATCATTCAAACCGATCATAGATCCATCTTTAAACAGATACTCAGCCCATGACTTTTCCTCTATAACAGTTTTTTTGAACATGTCGATAATTACCGACTCTTCCTCTCTCGCAATCTCTTCCATTTCTGGATCATCTCCTTCGCGCCACTTGTTGAGGATGTTTTGAGTAATGACAAGATGCTGATTTTCGTCTCTTGCGATGAGAGAGATGATTTTAGCGGATCCTTCCATAAGTTTGAGTTCACCAAACGCAAACGAGCAAGCGAACGAGACATAGAACCTGATACCTTCGAGAATATTGACATTGGCAACAGCACGATAAAGTTTTCTTTTTAATTCACGACGTTCAACTGTACCAGCTGTGTGTCCTTCTTTAGCTAGTTCCCACATGGTACTATTATCATATTGATGTGCAGCCTCAATAAATTCATTGTATGCTGAGGTCACGGAAGTAGCACGACTTACGATCTTTTCATCACTCAAAATATGATCGAAGACTTCACTAGGATCAGGATAAATGTTCTTGATAATGTATGTGTAGGAACGACTATGGATCATCTCCATAAACTCCCATACGGTCATACACGCCTCCAATTCAGGAAGTGAACAGTAGGGGATAAAAGCCATCCCAGGACCACGCCCCTGAACACTGTCCAGCATGATCTGGTATTTGAGATTGCTAGTGAAAATGTGTTTCTGTTCTGGTGCAAGAGTTTGATAGTCACCGCGATCTTTCTGGAGAGAAATCTCTTCTGGTCTCCAAAAATAACCCAGTTGTTGCTGAGTTAGTTTGTCAAACACAGGATACTTATACTGGTCATATCTCTGGATTCCCAGAGGGGCACCAAAAAACATTGGTTGTTTCTTGGCGTTTACGTCTGTAGATGTGTTTAATACGGTCATACCTTCAACTGACATTTAATTCCTCGGTGGTTGTGTTTAGATCTTGCAAGATTCGCAGTCGTCATCACTCGTTTCCATAATCAACTGTTCCAAAGCTTTAAGTTGATCTTCCTTTGTGTCCTCTTTTATCTCATCTGTTTTATTGTCGTAGGTGTTCTGATAATAAGAAGTCTTCCATCCATACTTGTAGGTTTTCAGGAAGTCTTGTGCCATTACGGAGACGGGTACTTCATTGTCAGGATAGTTTCCTGGATTGTAACTCCAGTTTCCACTGATCGCTTGGTCAAAGAACTTTTGCATGACAGCAACAACATTAATATACCCAGTATTATCAGGCATGTCCCAGAGGAGAGTATAATTGCCTTTGTAGGTATTATACTGAGGAACGATCTGTTTAAGAGGTCCCTTTTTACTCTTTTTAATGGACAGGTATCCTCTAGGTGGTTCAATTCCATTAGTTGCATTTGACACAACGGAACTACTCTCTGAAGGCATCTGTGCGGACAATGTTGAGTGCCTGAGACCATAGGTGGAGATAGACTCCCTAAGAGAATCCCAATCATAGTTCAGTTCCTTAGAAGAGATCTCGTCAACATCGTTCTTATATGTATCAATCGGAAGTTTTCCATCAAAATACTTCGTTCGATTGAAGTCAGTGCATGGACCCTTTTGTTCTGCAATTTTGCAAGAAGACTTGAGGAGGTAATATTGGAATGCTTCGGTAAGTTCATGAACACGATCCCAGGCTTCTTGAGAGTCATACTTAAGACCATTCTTTGCAAGGAAGTGTGCAAGTCCAATGAAACCAATACCAAGAGACCTACGTGCCTTTGTTGCAAGTTCTGCAGCAACTACAGGATAGTCTTGATAATCAATCAGTTCCTCTAGTCCACGGACAGATAGATCACAGAGTTCTTCGAGTTCATCGAGATTCTTGAGTTTACCCACATTCACTGCGGAGAGAACACAAAGAGCAATCTCTCCAGATGCATCATCAATGTGTCCAATAGGATCTGTGGGAAGAGTGATCTCCTGACACAGGTTAGACATATTCACCTTATCGATGAATGAAGAGTGGGAGTTGCAATGGTCGATGTTCATGATGTACAAACGACCAGTCTCTGCACGTTCCTTCAGGATGTCCAGAATGAGTGACTGAGCCCCGACAGTCTTTCTTGGAGTAAACTCATCTGATTCATAACGTACATAGAGATCGTCAAATGTATCAGTACCAAAAGCATCATAGAGACCTGGTACGTCATGCGGTGAGAATAAGCTAATCTCTCCATCCGCAATGAAACGTTCGTAGAAAAGTTTTGAAATTTGGATTGAGTAGTCAAGTTTCCTCACTCGATTGTCTTCTGTGCCTTTGTTGTTCTTGAGAACAATAATGTCTTCTATCTCTTGGTGCCAGATAGGAAAGTGAACAGTAGCTGACCCACCTCGGATGCCGTTTTGAGTGCAACATCTGACAGTTGATTCAAACTTTTTGAGGAAGGGGACAACACCTGTGTGTTGAACCTCTCCGTCTCTGATCTTAGCGTTGATGCCACGGATTCGACCTGCGTTGATGCCGATTCCTGCACGTTGAGCAACATAGCGGCCAATCGCCATGTCACTAGAAAAGATACTATCGAGGGAGTCATCAACATCAACAAGAACACAGCTAGCAAATTGTCGAAGTGTAGTTCGCACTCCTGCCATGATAGGTGTGGGAATGTTGATTTTGTGTTTGGAGATGGCATTGTAGTATCTACGAACGTAGTCTAGTCTAGTATCTAGGGGATATTTCTGAAAAATAGTTGCAGAAATTAACATGTACATATATTGTGGCGTTTCGTAAAGTTCGCCACAACTTCTGTCTTGTACAAGGTACTTATCTACTACCTGACGAAGACCAGCATATGTAAACAGGAAATCGCGCCCATGATCAATCCAAGAATTAATTTTCTCCCATTCTTCTGCAGTGTACGCATTTGATAGGGTCTTATCATAAATCTTCTTCTTGATACCACCTCTGACGTGATCGTGGATGTGGGGGAATCCCTGGTTCCACTCGGAACCAAAGACTTGTTTATAAAGACCGAACAAAAGTAGACGTGCTGCAACAAACTGATAGTTTGGAGATTCCAAATCAATCAAATCGGAGGCAGAACGTACAAGGATTTCTTGAATTTCTCCTGTAGTGATCCCATCATAGAACTGAATACCAGACTGAATCTCCACTTGGGATGCGGAAACACCTGCGAGATTCTCACAGGCACTCTCAACCATCTTGTGAATTTTATCAAGATCCAGACTCTCCGTTACTCCGTTCCTCTTTACAACTTTCGTTCCGTTACTCATGTTTTCTTCCAACTAATAAGTTTTGTTTTTGCGTGTAAACCACTATAGACATTAGATTGTACCACGTCCTGAACGTTAAGTCCAGTCAAGAACATGTCATTGATGTCCTTCTGATCAACTTTATCTGGCCAAATGACTACCTTATGTCCTCTTTCAATTGTTGACGCAATCTTAGAAACGATCTCTCGGTTTCTCGGTTCGTTGTCGAAGACGTAGACCCGATCTCGATTAGATATAATGCGGTCGTCAACATCGCTACCACACATAGCAATAGCATTGGCAAGGAAATAACTGTCGAATGGTCCTTCCGTGATGTAGATTGTTTGTTCTTCATCGACCTTATCAAGTCCAAAAAGTTTTGGATGTTCATCATCCAACATTATAGTGATATATCTAAGTTTCGATTTGGGACTAATAGACCTACCCTGAAACCCGAAGATACCATTCTTATTTTTTAAGGGGATAATAATTCTCGGTTCGTCTTTTTCTAGAGAATCAAAGGTTTTCTTCTGCGTATTGGTCCACTCTTTGAACCTATCAGTGAAGTAAAGTTCACTGAGATATTGTTGCGGAATCTTCCGATTTTCTAGAAACTCTCTTGCGGGATGTGATTTATTTAGTTCTGAGATTTTTTTAAGATCAAAGTCTCTTTTCTTAAAAACTGGTTTAGGAACACTTAGTTTTTTAGGGGTGGGAGTATTCGATCCCTTACCCGTGGCACCCTCCTTATACCTCTCAAAGACGTACTGATCATGCAGAGCGGGATCGTGATCCTTCAAGAAGTTTGTGAGGGATCTAGAGACGCCACAGTTGTGACACTTGAAATTATGATCGTTCTTATACTTGTAAATATATCCGCGAGTCTTGTTCTTATGTCTCTGAGAGTCACCACAATATGGACATCGAAAGGTATAGAGTCCGTCTTTCTTCCGACTGAACTTTTGAAGTTTTATAGAAATCAGACCGATATATCGGCTGTCGATGAAACTCATCCGGGAAGCTCTTCGTGCATTCCTCCTATCATACTTGTGGTCACTTGTGGTGTCAATACTTTGATGATAGGTGGAACCACTTGTAGTACTGCCACAAGGGTCGCGAGGACTGCTCCTGCACCGATAACAAACTTTGCGTTGGAATCCACTTTCTTTTGAATCCCAGTAATCCTAGAATTGACCAGTTCATGATCCTTCTCATGCCTCTCCTTCATCTCCTCCAGCATACCGATGATGAGTTTATCGGCACGTTCAGATTCATCCAAACGATTTTCATGACGCTCTAAAATAATAGCAACTCTGTTGCTATTTTCAGATATTGTGCCTACTGCTCTTTCGAGTTTGTCAAGCATCTCTTTAGAGAGATCTTCATAAATGTCCAGTTTTGATTCTAAAACTGCTAATTTACCGAGACCGAATGCCATTTTTACTTAGTTAGAGATGTCCACCATTTACGCAAACCTTTCTGATAGATATACTTTTTCTTTCTTCTTACTGGAGGATCATCTCCAGCTTCTTTAGTTCCTGCAATATTTCCACCACCGACACTATTCACAGGCGCCTCCTCATGAAGGTTCCTGACCATATCAATATACTTACCAAGAATACTATCATTCATATCTGATCCAAGTCCTGCAAACAATTTGTATCGATCGGAATATCATGTAATGTAGATCTAGGATATTCAGGCAATCTACCAAGATATAGAACAAACGTCTTAACAACTGGCCACAACTCCTTATCAATTTTAAAAAACAAAAGTGGAGTTGCAGCCTCTCCAAATACATTATACAAAATAATAAAATGATTGATGAGAAGATGAGATTTCAAGATACCAGTTGTCTGATACCTTTTGAGTAATCTCTTTATCCACTTAAATCGTTTCAGATCCTCATAGAAATCATCTTGCGTGACCGCATGAGGGTTTTCATAATGTTTAATGGCAAACATTACATAATTGTCTTCGTTCAACTCATCAAATCTCATATTAAATCAAGTTGTATATCAGCTATCGGCTAGGATAGAATCGTCTGCTGCATCACCAGCGATGGAACTCATTGCAACTAGGACTTCAGTCTTAGTTCTGGTGTTTCCGTGTGTATCAACATAAGTGGTGATACCAACCCAACCTGCGTGAGAGTGTTCGTAAATTGTACCTGATGCTGCAGCAACCTCAGCAGCATTTGAACCGTAAACTTCGTTGACGTTAGTATTACTGTCCAGTGCGCTAGACTTAGGTGCTTCGCTAATGTTGTAGGTCTGAGTAAGTCCAGAACCTGCAGTTAGACCAGCAGTGCTGTGAAGAGTTAGTTGCGTATTGGAATCAACTGACTTAATGACTCCACCACCCTTAGATCCAAGAGTGATCATCATTCCTGATGACACTAAAGTGGAATCGGCAAAAGTTGTACCAGAACCAGTAATTACTCCAGCATCCGTAATTGTAGTGATGTTACCTGTCGAATAGACAGTATCTTTGTTACCCCATAGAGACATGTTGATTCCCTCTAGTTTCTCGTTATCTATAAGAATATTTATAAAAATTATTCTTCTTCTCTTGAATTGATTGCCTTTGTCACAACCTCTAGAAGTTGATCGTCCATTTCAGTCTTGGTCAACTTAACTGCCTTAGCAAGAATAACAAGACAGATCTCAACCATTTTCTCACCGAGTTCTTCATTCTCAGGAATATTTGAAACGGCATCTTTGATAATTTTTGATGCGAGTGGAAGTAAAAATGCAAGCATGGTATGCGCCTCATAGTCAGCGATCTATTTATCTTTCTAACTCATGCAAATCTAGTCTAACTCTAAAGATAATATTAATCATCTTTCTTGTATACGGATTCCCTTTTCTATCACCAGGAGAAACTGAATGATATGCTCTTGGTGTGCATGGAAGTGTTACAGATCTATTTGAAATATAGTCAACTTTTTTATCTACAACTCCTGGAAAATAATTACCCCACTCATGACAATAATGTAATTGAAGATTTGCATCATTACATCTATCTTCGGGATGTCGAAAATAAATCATTGACTGAATCAATTTATCACACCTATCAATATGAACATGAAGACCATTTTCGTTTTGTTGTACACAGTCATGAACAAATAAAACGTCATACCCTATGTCCGGATGTTCCGAGTCATCCATTTCCGTCTTACTGTCAACATATCCTATAGTAAAATCTCTAGAATAAATTTTTTCCCTTAGTTCGGGTCTCCAAGTTTCCCAAATGTTATCAAATTTTGAAAACATATTTTGGAAATAAAATTTACTTGTATGGTATTTGACAAATTTTTGCCAGTTCGGACTCAATACAATTTGTTTGTTAAAAACAGAAGCGTCTACTGTACGATAATTTCTATCTTTCTTAGGTTTATTATCCCCAGATATATGTAAGTCCATCACTTTTTTAAAAGAAGGAAAGTCTTTTTCAAGTTCAACATAATTATCCCAATTGATATAATCATCAATCAAGTAAATTCCCCATGGATCGAGTAGGCCCTCCTTTTTTATATCAAGGTCTTCCCCAACTTGTTGATCTTTAGGTAAGTTAATTTTTCCTTTCTGTTTAACTCTTTGATTGCAAATTTTTGGATTTATTTCTTGCAACGAATCATCAACAATAAAACTTACTCTGATACTCTTCCCATCAAATTTTTTTATTTTCTGTCGATTCCAAGATGAAGGAACAAATGGAAATATAATAGCAGTATTTTTTTCACATTCTATCTTATGTAAGTTGACATCATTACCATCCATGTCCAACTCACATACTTCAAAATCAACGAAGTCATCATCAAAAATAATTAGATCAAATATATTTTCGGGTTCTCTTGTTGTAGGTTCTTTATCAAAGTAAGTTCTTAAATTATTGATACAGTATTCTGCTTTGACTTTCACATCCTTACCAAACTCATAGTCACCATCAATAACCTTTTTAAATAACTTTGGTCTTACTTTTGAAAATAACTTAAACTCTTTTAGAACAGACTCAAAATATTTTTGATTACAAAAAGAAACAGACAACTCGTCTCCGTCAGGGAGATCCATAGTTGCCTGTCTAGAAAATATTTTATGTTCCGAGTTTTCCCTAATGGTTTCTCGGGTTGGAAATTCTATATTGTTAATATAGTTTTCATAGACAAAGAGTGGATGAGGTCTTTTCAGACACTCATCGTATTCATTTAATTGTTTCATAAATGATTAGCAATTCCAACGACGACGTGCAGCTTTTCCTCTTTCACCAGTCCAACTTTTAGAACGAGCACAGAAACTCTTTCTACGTTTTGCTGACTTTGAGTCTGGATCTAACTTAGAGGGTGGAGTAGTAACAGCAGTCTTTAAATTACCACCAGTGCGGCGATTATATTTAGCTACTCCCTTTGCAGTCATGCCCGCACCACTATCGGTGCTTCTTTTGTCACCAGACTTCTGGGACAT